ATATTTTTGAATTCTTCTTCGATCCAAAGAACTGAACATAATTTATTCCTAACTTTTCTTCTTTTGTTAAAGATGGAGATTTTGATATTGTTTTTGTTACATTCTCCATTCTCCGAATACTACTTTTTGCAGCAGAAAATAAACCTGTTGCTGCAGCTCCAGTTATTTTTCTAGGTGCAATATTCGGTGTAATCATTTACATACTCGCTTGTTGTGCTTTTAGATTTTCCTCTTCAATATACTGATTCAATAATCCAACATAGATATCTCTTTCCCAAGGCATCATATTTTCAACTTCGGTCAAAGAATATTTATGGTGCTGCATCAAAGCAAAGTTAAGTTTAAAGTATGACTCAAGACTGATATGA